CTACATATAAAGACAATCCATTTATAGATAAAACATTAGTACACGAATTAGAAAGACTAAAAGAAACTGATGAAGAATATTGGCAAGTATTCGGTTTAGGTGAGAGAGCATTATCCAGAACACAAATATTTAGCTTTGTAACTATAAATAAAATACCAGAAGATGCTAAGTTCTTATCTATAGGTATGGACTTTGGTTATACTAATGATCCTACAGCTGCAGTAGAGGTATATCAGAAAGATCACAGCTTATACATAAATGAATTATTATATAGAACTATGATGACTACTGCAGACATACATAGATTCTTTCTAGAGCATAATAAAGACAATAAGCTATGTTTTGGTGATTCAGCAGAAGTTCGTTTAATAGACGAGCTTAGAAGAATGGGAAACAATATAAGACCTAGTGTTAAAGGACAAAATAGTATAATGGCTGGTATAGATCTATTAAAGCGATACAAACTACATATAACAGAAACATCTGTAAATGCTATAAGAGAGTTTAGAGATTACAGGTGGAAGAAAGATAAAGCTAATAGATTAACTAATGTACCTAATGAAGGTGCAGATCATTTACCTGATGCTACAAGATATGCTACCTATAGTTTAATGAGTAAACCAAACTATGGTAAGTATGCTATTAGATAATATAAAGAAAATCTACAAACTAAAGTCCATAGATAATCATTTGTATAACCAAGTTTTTTTGCACAACTAGAACAATACATACTAGAATCGTATGAATGTTTACCATATTCTGTTAATGGTTTAGCACAGCAATTACAATGAAATTCTTCCCATTCATATTGAATATCTTGTAAAGCTTTCTCAAATGTCATATTGTTTTCATTTGCGTATCTATGTACTAGTTGTACTATTTCAGTAGAATAATAATAATGTCCACCGCTATTTCTTTTTAGTTCAAAATCGTATGTTATCATATAACAAATATAAATAAAAAAAAGTTATTAAATAATTTTGATAATTAAAATATAGTTATTAACTTAGAGATATGAAACAGACATTACTAAACATATCTTATATAGCAGTTATATGGTTAGCTGCTATTTTACTAGTAGTATTAGATAACATAATTACTAATCTATAATGGAAACAAAATCATACAGAGATACAATGATAGCTTTAAATAAAGTATTCGGTCATTATGATTTAGATTTCTTAAAATCTCTAGATATATCACAACTAGAGGATTTATTTGTACAAGATGCATTTAATGATCCAATAAAGCACGATCACTTTGAATTACATAAAGACAATATAAACTTTAAAATAATAAAAGACCAGCTTACATCTTCATAAATTTTCTTTTTTCATATAATTGGTTATTGAGGCAGTTCGGAGATGGCTGCCTTTTTTAATGAAAAAAAGTTAAATTTGGTATTATATTATTATGAAACTTTCTATAGATGTACCAACAGAACTAAATGAGATTACTTTAGATCAGTATCAACGTTTTATCAAAGTACAAAAAGATAATGGTGATGGTACGTTTGTAGCACAAAAGATGATAGAAATATTTTGTGGTATAGATCTTAAAGATACATTCAAAATAAAGATAACAGACATTAATGAAATAGTTAAGATAATTAACGAGCTGTTAGATATAAAGCCAGAGTTAATAAACAGATTTACATTAAACAACCAAGAATATGGTTTTATACCATTACTAGAAGATATATCATTAGGTGAGTATATAGATATAGAAACATATATGCAAGACTGGCAAGATATGCATAAAGCTATGAATGTATTATATAGACCTATTAAACAAAAGTATAAAGACAAATATGATATAATAGATTATGATGCTAAAGAAAGCGATGTAATGAAAGATATGCCATTAGATGTTTGTATTAGTGCGGTGGTTTTTTTTTACAGTTTAGGAATCGAGTTGTCGAGCAATATGATGGATTATTTAACGGAGGAACAAATGAACAACCTTATGGCAGGTCAGCACAGTTTTCCAAAAGATGGGGATGGTATTCAGCAATTTTCGAACTCGCTCAAGGACGTATTACAGAATTCGAGAATATCACTAAAGAAAGATTATTAAAATCATTAAATGTATTATTATATATTAAAGAGAAAAACGAAGTAGAACAAGCAGAATTAAAAGCCAATGCCAGAAAACGTAGCCATTAGATCGTATTACTTACTAAGCGAAGCGCTAGAAAGTTCACTACTAAGCAACAATATAACTAAAACAGTTACTATAGGTGATATATCAGATGTAGACTTAGCAAAGCAAACTATATTTCCTTTAGCACACTTTATAGTAAACAATGTAGTATCAACTGAACAAACACTTGTATATAATATTACAGTACTTGTTATGGATATAAAAGATACTAGTAAAGAACAAGAAACAGATAAGTTTAGAAAAAACACAGACGAACAAGACATATTAAACACACAGTTAGGCGTATTAAATTTATTAATACAAAAATTAAGATTTGGTGATTTGCACACAACAGGATATAAATTAACTAATGATCCTACTTGTGAACCATTTGTAGATAGGTTTGAAAATAACTTAGCAGGATGGAATGCAGATCTAGAAATAGAATTACCTAATGATCAATATATATGTTAAGTAAATTAGCTTTTAGCGATAAGTTTAATGCAAGGATAGAACAATTCTTTAAAGCTGTTAAAAAACAAGCTAGACAGAATCTAAGTAAAGGTACTAAGCTACAACGTAAAAAGCGACCTATAAACAACACTAAAAAACTTTACAATAGCATACAGTATAAAAAACTATATGAAAAGAGTAGTGGTATTGCATATGGTTTATTTATGGAAGATTATGGTGATTACATTGACAAAGGTGTAAAAGGTACTAAAAGTAATTATAGAGTAAATAAGAATACACCTTATAGCTTTAAAACTAAAATGCCATATTCAGAATTATTTGAGAACTGGGCAAAAGCTAGAAACATAAGATTTAGAAATGCACAAGGACAATTTACTAAAGGTAACTACAAACAAATAGGTTATGTAATTGCTAGAAGTATTTATGAAAAAGGTATAAGAGCAAACAATTTTTTTACTATACCTTTTGTTAATGAGTTTAAAAAATTACCGCAAGATCTACAAGATATATTTAGTGATGATATGGTAATTGAAATGATTGAAGCGATGATAGAAGCAGATATAATTAAAAGAATATAATGGCAACAATATTATTAAGAAGTCCGTATTACGAAACACATAGTCAACCTTATGTAAGTCCTAACGTAGCAAAAAGTGCTACACTAACATTATCTGTAAATGGTACACAAATATCTGAAATGAGTAAAGATACTGTGTTATCTGGTACTAGTGGGCAAGAAACTGGAACTGTAGCATTTGAAATAGCAGACCTATGTAGAGATTATATAGATGTACAATTTGACAACAATTATACTAGTCAAACTATTGCAATTACTGGTACATTAACATTTAAAAGCGAAACAGTTGATGATATAAATACAGGTAGCGCTCCAACACAAGTAGGTAATGCTGTAAGTATATCTCATACAGGTTTAGATGGGTATTATGAATTTATGGAAGGGTTAGGTGTAGCAGCTCAAAATAGCGCTAAAACAGTAGCAACAAATGATGTATTACAAGATAATACTCAATTATATTACCCAGACAATACTGCAGGTGTAATTCCTTATTGGGATGGCGTTTCAATAGTATATGATACATTTAGCGCATCAGCTACAAATCACACTACAATATCTACTGCATTTGTTATAAATAGAGTATGCAACAAACATACAGCATATAAAGTAACATTTGTAAATAAATATGGAGCTTTACAAGACTTTTATTTTAATGGTAGAACAACAGAAAACATTAATGTAAGTAAAACTACATTTAAAAGAAATATAGCTGATAGCAGTTTCAAATACGATAAACAAAAACATTCTATTAGACAGTTTAATACACTAGCTAACGAAACAATTATATTAAACACTCCACCTATGAGTTATGATAATGTAAATGAAGCTATAAAACAATTATTAGTAAGTGAGCAAGTATGGATAAGAAAAGAAGAAGGTGGATCAGAACAAACAGTTCCAATTAATATAACTGATACTCAACAAACATTTAAAACAGGTATAAATGATAAAGTAGTACAATATACTATTACTGCAGAATATGCCTTTGATATGATTAGTAATATTAGATAATGAATGATATTCAATTATATGTTAAAGAACCTAGCGATACAAATTATACTAGGTTAGATTTATTTAAAGATGAAACTATATCTTTAACACAAACTATACAAGATGTAAAAGATCCTGGAAAAGTATTTACAAACTTTAGTAAAACATTTAGCTTACCTGCTAGTAAAACAAATAATAAGTTCTTTAAACATTATCATAATTTTATACAAAGCGAAACATATTCGTTTGACGCTCGTAAAAGAAAAGAAGCTAAAATAGAATTAAACACTTTACCATTTCAAAAAGGACACATTAGATTAGAGGGTGTAGATTTAAAAAATGGTAGACCAGACACATATCGAATAACATTCTTTGGTGAATTAAACTTAAAAGATGTATTAGGTGATATTAAATTACAAGACTTAGATTGGCTAGATAATTTTAATGTTACTTATGACGCTAGTACAGTAGTAAGTGTATTACAAAATTCAGGAGGTAGCGGAAGTAAAACAGTAGGCTCTGAAACATTTACAGCACCTACATTAATATCATTAATATCTAATACACAAAGAGGTTATTATAGTTCAGCAACTAATACACCTATATACTATGATTCTAGTAAAGAAGAAGTAAATAAATCAGGTGGTAACCTTAATCCTAGTAATACTAATTTATCTGGTTACTACTGGAAAGATTTAGTTTATAGTATAAGATTATATGTAATTATAAGAGCTATAGAAAACTCAAGTATTACAGATGGACAAATAAAATTTAGTGATGACTTTTTTAATGATACTAATGTAAGTTTTTATAACTTATATATGCTTTGTCAAAGAAATGCTGGTAAAATACTAGAGGGTTTAACATCATCATACACACCAAACAGACAAACAAATAAAGGATATATTAATGCTACTAATAATCACCCAAATAATTTAATATTAGGTATTACTCAATGGCAGATATACGGATTAACATCTACACAAAAGTTTCAGTTCGCACTAAGAATAACATTTGGAACAATTACAGGTAATATATATGTAGACCTAAGAGAAAAGGTTAGTGGTACTATTGTAAACACATTTACTTGGGGATCAACTCAATCAGGTGTACAACAAACGTGGCAAATAGGAAACGGAACTTATGAATTAATATTTAGATCTGACAATACTGTTACTGTAACAAACTTTGATATTGTTATGATAGATAACTTTACAGGTGGTACATATCAATCAACTACAATACCAACAGGTGATTTAGATTCATCATTTACTATATCTACTACAGATTTTTCTATAAAAAGTAATATACCTGATATAACAGTAATAGATTTTCTTTCTGGGTTATTTAAAATGTTTAATCTAACAGCTTATAAAGAAGATGGTAAAATATATGTTAAAACATTAGATGATTATTATGAAAGCGGTAAAGTTAGAGATGTTACAAAATATGTAGACAGTACATCAAGGTCAGTAGATAAATCTTTACCATATAGGGAGATAGATTTTAAATATGAAGATACTAATAACATACTTGCTAAAAACCATTTAGAGCAATTTCAAACAGAATGGGGTGAAGCTACATATAATGCTAGTGAAGCATTAGACAGCAATAATGAAACCTATGAAATAGTATTACCATTTCAGCATATGAAGTATGAAAAACTTGCTAGTGGATTACAAGTTGGGCATTTGATAGATGACAAACTAGATAAGTATTTAGGTAAACCAGTAATATATTACCCTATATATAGTGGTAATCTTGGTGAATCTATAACTAACATAAGAATAATTACACAAATAGCTTTTTATGATGGTGGAACTAATAATACATCTGATAGCGTAGAAAATTATTGGATACCTAGTAACACTCCAACAGTTTTAAGTACAGGTGCAGGTTATCCAGAATCTATACATTTTAATTTAGAAATAAACGAATTTACAAGCGGTAACGATTATACAGATACATTATTTGAAAAATATTATAAATCTTATATAGTAAACGTATTTAGGTACAATGAAAGATTAACAAAAATAAAAGCTAGGCTACCAATAAGTTTTTTACAACAATATAGTTTAGCAGACCAATTACAAATAGGTGATTTAACATATAGAATAAACAGCATAACTACTAATTTACAAACAGGTGAATCTAATTTAGAATTGTTAAATGGTAGTGAAACATTAGTGTCATCAGGTGTAGGTTCTATAAGTATTTTAATATCTTCTTTAAGTAGCGGTACGCCTAATACAGTTTGTGGTTATACATTAGATCAAACAGTATGGTATAGTGGTACGTTAGGTAATGGTATAAGGTTATATACAGATTCAGCTTTAACAACAGCATATGTAGGATCAGGAAGTAATCACGCTTTTCCAGGCAGTAATTATGGTATTATTGACGCTAATGGTTATATATCAAATTACCAGCCTTGTCCAACACTAGCGCCTACAATGACAACTAGTAGCTCAACAAATATAACATATCAATCATTTACAATGAATGGTAGTTTAGATATAGCTAATGGAACTGTAACTTCAAGAGGTTTTTATTGGGGTACTAGTCCTACATATACTAATAATACAAAACAAGCAGAAGGAGGTACATCAACAGGTAGTTTTACTTATAATATAACTAGTGGTGTGTCAGCAAATACTACATATTATGTAACTGCTTATGGTATTAATCAACACGGAGAGGGAGTAGGAACTACATTAAGTTTTACAACACCTGCTGCACCAGTTCCACCAACTGTAACAAATTTAACAGAAACTAATGTAACTTATACTGGTTTTACTGCAAGATTAAATATATCAAGTGATGGTGGTGCAACAATAAATGGAGCAGGTTTTTATATGGGTACAAATAGCGCAGCAGCAACTAATAATCCACATTATAATATATCACCAGCACCTAGTAGTATAGGTACTAAAGAGTATAATTTTGGTAGCTCTGAAGGAATACTAGCTAACACTACTTATTACTATTGGGGTACAGCAACTAACACATATAGTACAACTAAAGGTGTAGCTGCTAGTTATGAAACTGTAACCACATCAGCAGCACCATCAGCACCTAGTATAGTAACACAAACTGAAACATCTGTAACTTCAACAAGTTTTACAGGTAATATAAATATAACAAATGATAATGGTGCAAGTATAACAGGAGCAGGTATATGGATGGGTACAAACAATACAGCTTATAATGCATCAGGAAATACTTTTTATTCAATATCAACTACAAGTACAGGTGTAAAATCATATAACTTTACTGGATTAACAGGTAATACAACTTATTATTATTGGGGATCTGCAACAAATAGTGTAGGTACAACAATATCTAGTGCTTATGAAACTGTAACAACTCCAGTTCAAACTTATTCTTTTACAGTATATTATAATAATACAAGTGCTTATTATGCTTGTGTAGTTAGTAGCACAACTACATATTATTCTACATCATCTAGTTGGGCGGCTGGTATAACTTTATATACTGATTCTGCAGCTACTACTTTAGCGCCAGATGGATGGTATAGATATAACCCAAATACATACAATGAAATAAGCGGAGGTAATGGTGTATTAGGAACACAACAAAATTGTAATTTAAGTGTACAAAGGCTTAGGATTACAACAGCATATCCTAGTACAAATTTTTATGACTTAACAACAGCATTTAATTCTACAATAAGTACAACTAAATTTTTATATTCAACTATACCCCTTACTAGTGGAACTAGATTTTATACAGATGAAAATTTAACAACACCTGTAACTTATGGTTTAGGTACGTATAAAACAATGCATAGTTATCCAGCAGACTATAAATATTTATGGTATATAGATCAAGCATTTTTCTGTGCTAAAATACAAAGGTATAACACTAGTACTCAACAATGGTATGATTATCAGTCTCAATATACAGAAATCTGGCAATTAGATAGTAATGGTTATGGTGAAAGAGTCTATTGGAATTATGATAATGGTGATCTATTGTATGATAGTGTAAACCCATCATCTGCAGGACATAGTGGTATAAAAATATCAAGTTCTGGAAGTGTTGATGCAGCGACAGCTTGTACTACTACGCCAAATACAATAGTATATTATGATGGTACAACTTTAGGTAATAATACTGTATTATATACAGATTCTAGAGATGCTGGAGCAAGTACTGCTAATAATAAATTTAATGGTGGTGGTAACTGGTATAAATTTGAAAATAATTACAGAGCGCAAATAAGTAGCACAGGTGTAGTATCTAATTATGCAAGTTGTTAAAAAAATAAAATTATAGTATTATATATATAGATGTTACACAGTATAATTGAATTATTGAAATACTCTAAAAGCAATAGCGAGAATATACAAATCGCAAAAGGCAAATATAAACTACCTTCTAGCATAAAAGAAGCGTATAAACAATTTAAAACTGAATTAAAATGGCAGTCAAAAAAACAATAGAGTTAGAGATAGAAGTAGGTGAGTTAAAGAAAGATCTTGAAACTATACAAAAAGAATTTGACGAAATAAAAAATTCTATTAAAGGTGTAGAGAAAGAAAGTAAGAAGCAAACTAAAGCTACTGAAAAAGGTTTTAAAGGACTACGTTCTGCAGCAAATAAAGTTAGAAAAGGTATAAGTGGTATAGGTGCTGCATTTAAAGCTATACCAATAGCTGCTGCATTAAAAGCATTTGATTTTTTAGCTAACGCATTTAATTCTAATAGGCAAGCTGCAGATGCTTTTGCAACAGTAACTGGCACAGTACAAAAAATAATTAGAGATTTTGTTGATTTAGTAGTAGATAATTTTGGACCTGTAACAGATTCACTAAAAGCATTTTTTGAAGATCCTATAGAAAACATAAAAGAATTTGCTAATGCTATAAAAGAAGGTATTATAGTTAGATTTAATGAGTTTAAAGAAACATTAGGTATTATAGGTCAAGCTGTAGGTAAACTATTTAAAGGTGACTTTGCAGGAGCGGTAGAAGATTTAAAAACAGCAGGAAAAGAAGCAGTAGATGTAGTAACAGGTGTAGATGGTAGTTTTGAAGATGTAAAAGAAAAAGTAACAAATGCTGCAGGTGCAATAAAAGATTATGTAACTGAAACAGCTAAAGCAGTAAAGAATTCTGTTGATCTAGCAAACGCTGCAAGATTAGCAGCAGCAGATCAAGAAAAACAAAGATTAGTTACATTACAAGCTGCAGAAGAACAAAGACAAATTAGAGATGATGTAAGTAAAAGTATTGAAGAAAGAATAGCTGCAAACGAAAAATTAGGTGAAATATTAACTAAAGGTGCAGAAGAAGAATTAAAATTAGTTAAAACACAAGTTGCTGCAGCAGAAGCTAAAGCTGCATTAAATGTAGATGATATAGAAGCACAAGAAGAACTTATTAGAGCGCAAAACTTATTACTTGAAGTTACAGAAAGAATAGGTGGTATAGAATCAGAACAATTAACTAATAGAAATGCTTTAATACAAGAATCTATTGATTTAGAAACTAATTTATTACAACAAGCATTTGATTTAGAAGAAGCTGAAAGACAATCATTAATTAATTTAACTGACAATGAATTTGAAAAATTAAGAATACAACAAGAATCTGCAGAAGCAAGAAGACAATTAGCTTTAGATACATTTGCGCTACAACAAGAATTATTAGAAAAAGATTCAGCTGCATTTAAAGAAGCCGAAGCTGAAAAAAATAGAATAGTAAAAGAATCATCAGCAGAAGAAGCAGCACTAGATAAACAATTAGCAGATATTAAATTTAAAACTGCACAAGATGGATTAAAAGCTATTGCAGGTGCATTAAACGAAAATACAGTAGCAGCAAAGGCAGCACTTACAGCAGAAGCAATAATGAGTACATATAAAGCAGCAACAACAGCATTAGATACTAAACCATTTTTTCCTATGGGTTTAATAGGTTTTGCTACAGCATTAGCAACAGGTTTTTCTGCAGTAAGTAATATTACTAAAACAAAGGTACCAGGAGTAGGAGCAGGATCAGCAGGTGTATCAGCTGCAGCATCAGCATCAGTATCACAACCACCAGCATTTAATGTAGTAGGATCGTCGCCTATAAATCAAATAGCGCAAACACTAAATAACCAACCACCTACTAAAGCATATGTAGTTTCTGGTGAAGTAACAACTGCACAACAACTAGATAGAAATATAATTAGTGAAAGCGGAATATAAAAAAAACATAAATAAATATATTATATAATTATGAAGATAGTAGAACTTATTTTAGACGAAGAACAAGAGTATTCAGGTATTGAAGCTATATCAATAGTAGAGAAACCAGCAATAGAAGAAGATTTTATTACACTTAATGCTGACGTAGAGTATAAATTAGCGCAAGTAGATGATGAAAAAAGAATATTACTAGGCGCATTACTAATACCTAATAAACCTATACTTAGAATAAACGAAGAAGGCGAATATTATATATATTTCTCTAAAGATACAGTTCGTAAAGCTAGTGAGTTATATTTAATGGAAGGTAACCAAAATAATGCTACACTAGAACACCAAATGCAATTAAAAGGTTTAAGTTTAGTAGAAAGCTGGATAGTAGAAGATCAACAAAAAGATAAAACTGCTTTTTATGGTTTAAAATACCCTGTAGGTACTTGGGTAGGATCTGTAAAGGTAAATTCTGATAAAGTATGGCAAGAATTTGTAAAAACAGGTGCTGTAAAAGGTTTTTCTATAGAAGGATACTTTCAAGACAAGTCTAATTATCAAAAAGATGAATTAAGTGCTATAGAAACAGCAGAAGCTGAATATTTACTATCAAATATTAAAGATATTGTTAATGGAGTAGAAGTTACACTAGAAAGTTATAACGATTACCCAGATTCAGTAGCAAATAATGCTAAAAGAGGTATAGAACTTAACGAAAAGGTAAATAATAAGTGTGCAACTGATGTAGGTAAGATAAGAGCGCAACAATTAGCTAAAAAAGAGAAAATAAGTACTGAAACTATAAAAAGAATGTATAGTTACTTGTCTAGAGCAGAAGAATATTATGATGAAAGTGATACAACTGCTTGTGGTACAATAAGTTACCTATTATGGGGTGGTAAATCTGGTAAAAGATGGGCAGAAAGTAAAATGAAAGAATTAAACTTAGCTACAGAACAAGAATTAAAAGAACCTTGTCAAGCAGGATACGAAATGATAGGTTTTAAAATGAAAAATGGTAGAAAAGTACCTAACTGCGTACCTATAAAAAGATAATGAAAGAAAAAGACTTTAAAACACCTAGTAGAACATCACCTAGAAGCTCTAGAAGGGGTTGTTTGTGTAAAGATAATACTTACCATAGAAAGTGCTGTGATGGTTCATTACAAGCGCAAGGAATAGGTCGTATTTAAAAAAACTTCAATCGAAAATATAAAAAAAAATGTGGTATTCATTATATTATTATGAAAGCTACAGAAATATTATCGAAGGTCAAGACCTTACTCGGTGTTGAACCAAGTGATCTTGATGTACAATTAGAACAAATTTCTTTAGAAGAAATAACTCTGGAGAATGGCGCTATCTTAACTGCAGAAAAGTTTGAAGCAGGTGAAGAAGTGTTTATTAAGACAGAAGATCAAAACGTTCCCTTACCAATCGGTGAGTATGAACTATCAGACAACAAAGTATTAATCGTTAAAACAGAAGGTATGATTGAAGAAATCAAAAATTCAGAAGAAGTAGTAGAAGAAACTGTAGAACAAACAGTAGAAGATACTAACTTAGAAGAAGCACCAGTTCAAGAAGAAGAAAAATCAGAAATGAACTATGCTACTAAAGATGAACTTACAGCTTTAGCAGAATCTGTTGAAGAAGTAAAAGGACAAATAAAAGAACTTATCGATGCTATATCAGGCGATAAGGAAAAAGAGGAAATGTCACAGCAACAAGAAGAATTATCTAAACCTGCTGCTGAAGGCATCAAACATTCACCTGAAAACGTACAAGAAAAATTAGGTGCAAGGTTTGCAATTAACTCTAATCAAAACACTACTTACGGTAGAGTATTACAAGCAATTTCTAATAATAATTAATTAAATAATGGCAACAACAACTTCAATAACAACTACATATGCTGGAGAATTTGCAGGGAAGTACATTTCTGCTGCTTTATTATCTGGTAAAACATTAGCAGAAGGTAACATTTCTATTGTACCTAACGTTAAGTTTAAACAAGTAATGAAAAAAGTGGCAACTGATGCAATCGTTAAAGATGCAACTTGTGACTTTACAGATACTTCAACTTTAACTCTTACTGAAAGAATTCTACAACCAGAAGAATTCCAAGTAAACTTAGAGTTATGTAAAAAAGACTTTAGATCTGACTGGGAAGCAGTACAAATGGGATATTCTGCATTTGATAACTTACCTCCTAAGTTTAGTGACTTTTTAATTGCTCACGTAGCAGATAAAGTAGCTCAAAAAATGGAGCAAAACATTTGGACAGGTACTAACAGTAACGCAGGTGAATTTGATGGATTTATCACAACTTTAACTGCAGATGGTGATGTAAATGATGTAGTAGGTACAGCTTCTACTGCTGCTAACATTATCGATGAGCTTGGTAAAATTGCTGACGCTATTCCAACAGCTGTATATGGTGCAGAAGATTTAACTATCTACTTACCATCTAATATGTACAGAAACTATATTAGAGCATTAGGTGGATTTGGTGCATCAGGATTAGGTGCTGCAGGTACAAACGCTCAAGGTACTCAATGGTACAATATGGGTAACGCATTATCATTTGATGGAATCAAAGTAGTAAACGCTCCTGGTTTATCAGACAACGATGCAGTAGCAGCGCAATCGAGCAACTTGTTCTTCGGTACAGGGTTATTAAGTGACCAAAACGAAGTTAAGGTAATTGATATGGCAGACCTAGATGGATCTCAAAACGTAAGAGTTGTAATGAGATTTACAGCAGGTATTCAGCACGCAATCGGTGGTGATATTGTATTATACGCTACAGCGTAATTAAAATAATTGTATAACACAAAAAGGGTAGGTGGTATAGACTACCGCCCTTTTTTTTTAAAATAAAATAAATTATGGCTTGTGCATTAACAACAGGAAGGCAGTTACCTTGTAAACAATCAGTAGGTGGTTTAGTTACAGCTTATTTTGCAGACTTTGGTACTTTAGGTACAGCAACTATTTCTGCAGGAGAAATTACAGCTCTATCAGGAACACCATCTTTCTTTCAATTTGATTTAAAAGGAGCTACTAGTTCATTAACAACAAATATTATAAGTTCTAGAGATACAGGTACTACTGTATATGAATCAACACTAGAATTAACTTTAACTCACTTAGATAAAGCTACTCAAGAAGAAATTAAAAAACTTGCAGCAGCTAGACCTCACGTAGTAGTTAAAGATAACAACGAAACAGCTAACTATTTAATGGTTGGTTATCATCAAGGAGCAGAAGTAAGTGCAGGTACCATTGTTAGTGGGGCAGCATATTCTGACTTGAGCGGATTTACATTGACGTTTACAGCTACAGAAGTTATACCACCGTTATTCGTAACAGGATCGGTAATTACTGCGTTAGCAAGTGGATTACAAATAGATCCAACTTCATAACAGTTTTTTGTTTTTGTGTGTTTTTAAAGGGGAGTTTTTAACTTCCCTTTTTTATTATATAAAAAATATATTTTTTTTTATTATATATGTATGAAGATTTTAACTACTAGTACAGATGCACAAACTTTAACTTTTGTACCGAGATCATATCCGTCACAAGTTATTGTTTCAATTAGAGATACTAGTACTAACACAACAACAAGAACTGAAAACGTTACATTAACAAAAAGTAACGATAAAGCATCTATATCTACTACCTTTAGTTTAAAAGAAGGTAGATTTTATGATTTAAAAATTATAGAAGGTATTGGTGCGCTGTGGAACACATATAATGTACTGTGGCAAGCAGCTACTGATAATTGGGAAAGTATAGTATCATCTGAAGCTAATATTTATTTAGATAAAGTATTTTGTACTGACCAAACTATCGATCAATCAAATAATGACTATTATACAATTAATAGCGGAGAATACACACAAACAACAAGTTATCCAGACGATGACTATATAATAATAAGCTAATGAGTAATATTAGAGTAGTAAATTTAAGCACATATACAGCTCCCAAAATAACAGAGCAAAAAAATAAAGACTTTGTTGCATATGGAGAAGATAATAATTATTATCAATACTTAATAGACCAGTATCAAGGTAGTCCAACAAATAATGCAATTATTAATGGTATTACAGAAATGATATATGGTAAAGGGTTAAACGCAACTAACAGCGATAAAAAACCTATGGAATATGCAGAAGCAATTACATTATTTAAAAAAGATGATATTAAAAAAGTTTGTTCTGATTTTTATTTATTAGGACAAGCTACACTTCAAATATATTATAATGTAGATAGAAGTAAAATAGTAAAAGTAGAGCATTTTCCAGTACAAACATTACGTGCTGAAAAAGCTGATAAAAATGGTGATATAAAAGGGTATTATTATTTTCACGATTGGAGTAAATACACAAACAGAGATAAACTAACTAGAATACCAGCATTTGGATCAGGTAACAATGCAATAGAGATATTATGTATTAAACCATACAGAGCTGGATATTTTTATTATACACCTGTAACATATCAAGGTGCTTTACCTTACTGTGAACTAGAAGCTGAAGTTGCAAACTATCATATTAATAATATACAAAATGGTATGGCACCTTCAATGCTTATTAATTTTAACAATGGCACACCTGATGAAGAAGCTAGAGAGCTAATAGAAAAAAGAATATATGATAAGTTTAGTGGTAGTAGTAATGCAGGTAAATTTATATTAGCGTTTAATGATAATTCTGAAAGTGCTGCAACTATAGATCCAGTACAATTATCTGACGCACATAATCAATATCAATTTTTAGCTGATGAAGCTACTAATAAAATTCTTGTAGGACACAGATTATCATCACCTTTATTATTAGGTATTAGAACACAAAATAATGGCTTAGGATCTAATGCAGATGAATTAAAACAAGCTAGTATTCTATTTGACAATATGGTTATTAGGGTACAACAAGAATATATATTAGATGCACTAGAAACAATATTAGCATTTAATAACATATCACTTAATTTATACTTTAGAACACTTCAGCCATTAGAATTTACTGATTTAGAAGGTAATATAGTAGATGAAGAAACTAGAGAAGAAGAAACTGGAATAGATCTAGAAGAAAAAGAAACTTTATCTGCAGAAAATATTGAATTAAATGATTTTATAAGTTTAGGTGAAGATGAAGATTTAGATAATTGGGAATTAGTTGAATCAGCACCTGTAGATTATGAAAAAGATGATGAATTAAATAAAAAGTTAGAATTAGCAAGTACAGGTAGTGCTAAACCTAATGCTAAAAGCAAACAAGATGGTGAAAACGATAAAGGATTTAAATTTAAAGTAAGGTATCAATATGCACCATTAAAAGCTGATGGTAATAGTAGAGAATTTTGTGATAAAATGGTATCTGCTAAAAAATTATATCGTAAAGAAGATATTTTAGCTATGAGTTCTAAATCTGTTAATCCAGGTTGGGGTGAAGGTGGTGCTAATACATATGATATATGGTTATATAAAGGTGGTGGATCTTGTAGACATTACTGGGAACGTAAAGTTTATATGAGTAAAACTGTTACACCAGATGTAAAAAACCCTAGAGCTAAGTCAAGTGTAAGCGAAGCAAAAAGAGAAGGTTTTACACCTGAAACTAATGATAAAAAAGTAGCTACAAGACCTAGAGATATGGTAAATAGAGGTTTTAAAGAAAAAAAGAAATTTAAAACACCGAAAGGTAAAGCATTTTAATAATGGCACAAGTATTATTTATAAAAGTAAGCACATTAAAAAAGAATACAATATTAGATGGTAACGTTGATGTAGATAAGTTATTGCCTTATATAAAATTGGCACAAGAAATACATATACAAAATTTCTTAGGTACAAAATTATATGAAGCAATAGAAACTAAAATTACTGGTGATACATTAACAGGTAATTACTTAACACTAGTAAATAAATATATACAACCAGCATTAATACATTTTGCTATGATGGATTATTTACCATTTGCAGCATATCAAGTAAAAAATGCAGGAGTATTCAAACACATAAGCGAAAATGCAGAAAGTGTAACAAAAAGCGAAGTTGATTATTTAGTAAATAAAGAAAGAGAATTTGCTGAATATTATATTAGAAGAATGATAGATTATTTAAGTTTTAATAACAATCTCTTTCCAGAATATAATCAAAATTCTAATGAAGATGTATATCCTGATAAAGATAATCTATTTAACGGTTGGGTTTTATGAAAAACAGATACAAAGTAAAAGACAAAAATATAGTAAAATTAAAAAAGTATATAAATAATAAATTAAATAAAGATGGCAGCATTAACTGGAAATTCAATAAGTAGTACTTATACATCGCTGTTAAAAGTAGGTGATAATGGCACATTAGCTGCAGCCTTGCAATCAATAACAGATGGTGCAGGAAATACTAGTGGTTTAAGTATGAATACAGGCGGAGATTTAACCGCTATTGGTACTGTAACTGCTAATGCATTTAGTGGACCTTTAACTGGAAATGTAACAGGGAATTTGACAGGTAATGTTACTGGAAATGTAACTGGTAATTTAACTGGAAATGTTACAGGAAATGTTACAGGTGACGTAACAGGTAATGCTGATACAGCAACTGCCTTAGAAACAGCAAGAACGATAGCAGGTGTAAGTTTTGATGGTACTGCAAACATAAGTTTAACTACAGACAATATTACAGAGGGTACAAACCAATATTATACTGCAGAAAGAGTTGATGATCAGGTAAATACATTAGTAGTAGCAGGCACAGGTATTAGTAAAACATATGACGATGTAAATGGAACATTAACTATTGCAAATACTAGTCCTGATCAAACAGTTTCACTTTCAGCAGGAAGTGGTATTTCAACAAGTGGTACATACCCATCATTTACAATAACAAACACACAGCCTGACCAAACAGTAAGTTTAACTGCTGGTACAGGTATAACAATAACTGGTACTTATCCAAGTTTTACAATAGCAAACTCTGGATCAGGTATTAGTTTAACAGACTTATCTGCGACAGATGCAGGCGGACTAGGGAGTTTTAGCTACGATAATTCAACAGGTGTATTTACTTATACTGGACCTTCAAACGCTGATGTAAGAGCATTAATTAGTGCTGTTGACAATGGTGGTGATGGATCTCTATCTTACAGTAGTTCTACAGGAGTTATTTCCTATACAGGACCAAGTTCTAGTGAAGTACAAGCACATATTACTAAAACGTATGTAGATAGCTTAGGGATCGCTGCTTCAACTGCAGATACTTTATCAACTGCTAGAACAATAAACGGAGTATCGTTTGATGGTAGTGCAAATATTAGTTTTGATACTGATTCAGTAAGCGAAGGAGTGAGCAACCTTTATTATACTACTGCACGTTTTGATACAGCTTTTGCTACAAAATCTACAAGTAATTTATCAGAAGGAACAAATCTTTATTATACTGCAGAGCGTGTAGACGATAGGGTTGCTAATTTAGTAGTAGCTGGAACTGGAATAAGCAGTACTTATGATGATGTAAACGGAACGCTTACTTTAGCTAATACAAGTCCAGACCAAACTGTAACACTAACAGGTGGAACTGGTATATCAACTTCTGGAACTTATCCTAATTTTACAATTACTAACGATAGTCCAGATCAGACAGTATCATTAACAGCAGGTAGTAACGTAACTATTACAGGAACATATCCTAGTTTTACTATTGCTGCAGCTTCAGATACCGATACAACTTATACATTAAGTAGTGAAACATCAGGCAATAATGCAATAATAAGATTAACAGGTAGCGATGCTAGTACTGATGATGTAACAATAGCAGCAGGTAACAATATAACTATAACTGAAACAGGTGATACTATAACTCTTTCTAGTGAAAGTACAGATCAAGTAAGAGTAGCTTGTAAAAATACATCAGGGAGTACAATTACAAAAGGAACACCTGTATATGTAACAGGTTCAGTAGGTGCTTCAGCTGTAGTAACTGTTGCGCCTGCTAATGCGGCAAATGCATCAACTATGCCAGCATCAGGTTTATTATTAACTGATTTAGCAAACAACGCAGAAGGTCATATTGTAACAGGTGGTGTACTTAAAAATTTAGTAACAGATCCAATAGATGGAGTAACGCCATCAGCAAATGCTACGCTTTATGTAAAATCAGGTGGTGGGTTAACTACTACTAAACCAACAGGAACAGCATTAATACAAAATGTAGGTAAGGTAGGTAGGGTATCTACTACGGCAGACGGTTCAATATTAGTTTCATCAATACTTAGATCAAACGATATACCTAACATACAGCAAAATTATTTCTGGTTAGGTAACGCTAGTGGTGTGCCAACTGCAACTGAACATACACTTTCAACTTTAACAGATGTAACAGTAACTACACCAGCCGCAGGAAACTTACTTATTTATGATGCTAGTAATTCATACTTTGAAAACGCTTTACTAACAGCTGGAAGTAATGTAACGATAACTAATGGAGATGGAAGCATAAGTATTGCGTCCACAGACACTACTTATAGCGCTGGTACAGGACTTTCTTTAACTGGAACGACTTTTGCCTTAGACGCAGCATTAAACGATCTTACAGACGCTAATATTACAACTCCTGCAGCAGGTAATTTATTAATATATGATGCAACTAATAGTTATTTTGAAAATGCACTATTAACTGCAGGAACTGGTATAACAATTACAAATGCAGATGGAGCAATTACAATTACAAATACAGCAGTAGGTGATAATGCTTTTGGTAATATAGCAGTATCAGGTCAATCAACAATAGCAGCTGATAGTACAAATGATACTTTAAATATTGCAGCAGGATCTAACGTAACGCTAACAACTGATGCAGCTACTGATACATTAACAATATCAGCAACAGCAGGTGCTAATACAATAGCAATAGATACATTTACAGGAAATGGAAGTACTGCAGCTTATACATTAAGTAATTCGGCAAGTAGTGAAAATGAATTATCAGTATATTTTGATGGTGTATATCAATTACATAGTTCTTATACAGTATCAGGTACAACTTTAACATTTGACACTAACGTACCTAATGGAACTGAAATAGAAGTACAGCATTTAGTTTCTGTAAACCTTAGTAATGTAGTACAAAGTTTAATAGGTGGTGATGGTATAGATGTTTCATCAGCAACAGGAGATGTAACTGCAACACTAGCGGCAAATACAGCTAATGCATTTACAATGGGTGGTGATGGTACAACAGGTGGTGTTACAGTAGGTGACGGAAGTATTCAAATTAGAAGTAATACAGGTAATGTAGCAGAAATGAGATTATACTGTGAAGTAAATAATGCTCATTATCAAACTATTAAAGCTCAACCGCATAGCGTAGCAAGTAGTGCAGTATTAACATTACCAGAAAATACAGGTACTTTAGTAGGAACAGGAGATAGCGGTTCGGTATCAACTACAATGATAACAGACAATAATGTAA